CAGGTACGCGCCCATCCCCCTCTTCAGGAAATCCACGAGGGGGGTTAACCCCGTAGTACGTGTCTTCACCGACGTTAACTTTATCGTCGTCACGTTGCCATTGAGGCCGTGCGGCGTAGTCAACGGCTGGCCCGCTTGGCCCGTAACTCGGCTCTGGAGGTAAACCTGCGGCGGCGGACATGAGCGGCGAATCAGCAACCTTATGCTTGGCTGCGGCTTCCATGGCGTCAGCCAGTGGCCTGCGTGCACCCAGTGCGGCTTCGTTGCCTGCTCGCATCATGTCGTTAGGGTTCATACCCTCGGCCATGGCCCGGCTATTCACGTAGTCAAAAGCCTTATTGATGCCCTTGTCTGCCATGTAATCGCGCATATCAGTAGCGGCTATCTGCTTCTGTTCTTCCGTGAACCCTGCTGCTTCTAGCTGCTCGCCATGGAGCACAGCTACCTTCAGAAGTACATCTTCCTTGAGCTGGGTTATATTTGTCCCGTCCATTACTTGATTGGCGGCTACCCCGAACTCCTCGACCATGTCGATGGCTTCAGTGGTAAGGCCAAGAACAATATCCATGTCCATTTCGATGGTGGCCGTCTTGGCATTTTTATCCATAACGCCCCTCACCGCCTTGTAGGCAATGTTGGCCATCGTCTGCCGCGTGTCGGTGCTGTCCCGCAGAAGCTTTTCGATCTGCTCAGAGCCAACGCCGTGGATATACTCCATAACGTCCATGACCATGGTGTCGAATAACTCTTGCTCCCTCGGGTCAACGGGTGGCGTACCTTCAACTTGTCTAGGCATTTGCAAATTCTCCCCAGTCGCCCATCAAGGCGTCTGTCTGGACTCTCCCATCGGTTCCTCGCTGCAGGCCTCCGGGCATAACTGACTGCTGTGCCCGACTCTGCTGCGCGTTCATTAAGCCATCGGCGGCTTCACTTCCCCCTCCACCGGCTCCAACAATGGCTCCTTCGCCACCTCCAGCTCCGGGTACGGCAAGGGCGCTGCGGCCCGGGCCGACTTCGCCGTCCTTGGTGGTTCCGTAGTAGTCCACGTTCTTGAACTCACTCGGCTGGCCCGCCATGCTCAAAGCTGCACCGGCGATAGGCGCGATAACTGCTCCGTATTTCATGGCTGTGTCAAGCGACAAGCCTTTCGACGCGACGTCAGGCAAGACTTTCGGCGCGACTTTAGAGATTCCGGGGACGATTGCCGTACTGCCTTCGGCCAAGGCTACCTCGCCCATGGTACTTCCAACTACACCCGGCATACCTGCAGACGCGGCGGGAGCGGCTGTACCTGCGAGCACGCTGGCTGAGTTGGCTGTCATTCCCGGCATCATGGCTGCGTTGGCCGCCAGTCCTGTATCTACACCAACCGCTCCTGTTCCAATTATGGCTTCGCCTGCTGCAGTAGCTTCGCCAGCGGCGGCGGCACCGAAGCCGCCTTCGCCGATTCCAAACGTACCTGCGATGGCTGTCGCTCCCGACCACATGGTCGAGCCGACGGCTCCCATAAATCCCCCGAAGGAGTTCACTCCTGCGAAGGCGGTGAACCCTACACTGGCTACGCCCGCTGTAAACACGGTGGCAGCGACAAGGGCTATAACCATCCAGTTATCCTTGACGAACTTCCAAGCTTTCTTCAGGCCTTTCTTGATAAAACTCACGCTGCTTTCTCCTGTGCTTCCTGCAAGTCCATGACCCACGCGTCGCCAACGGAACGGAACCCTGACAACTTGTAGAACATGTGCACTTTGCCGGTCGGGTCTTCATTGGCGATGCCCATAATAATTTTACTCGCGCGGTGCTCTCTGGCCCAACGCTTAAACTCACCCAGTATCTCAATCCCACCAGCCTCACACATGAAGTGAATGTCAGTGGCGTAGACCATCTTGTTAAATATAAACTGGTCTACTGTGGCCAGTAAAACTCCGACGACACGATCAGTGTCGTCCCGCACAATCAGAATATCTGAACCATCCTCTCGTACTACCCTCACCATGTTCCGCTTGAATAGCACCGGGTTAAAATCAATCTCTGCCCAAGACGACTTCACGTGCTGGGACTTACAGAACCTCACAATCTCCGTGACGGCTAAATAATTTGCAACGCTTGCCTTCACGCAACACCGGGAAGCGACGCAGACTCTCGGCCAATCTCAGGACTCTGGGGGCTGCCGTACTGCTGAACGCTTGGGTCACTTGCCGACGGGTCTTCAGGGTTGTAGTTCTGCTCCACACCCGCGTCACCTCCGCTGCTTCCGTTGTACTCAGGGTACCCCGCCCACGCCAGATCACTCGGCCACCAAGGCGGAGCGTAATTATTGTCCGCGTCACCAACCGCAGCTTGGGCGGGTGTGACTTCAGGCGGAAGCGTGTTGCCTGTCTTCGGGTCGTAGTTCGGCGGATTGACGAAGGTGCCATCATCGTTGTAGTAATCTTTCATGGTGGCGTCGAGGTTCCGCACAGCTTGCTCGCGCTGGGAGGCTGTGAACTTCGGATTGTTGTTCGTCATGATCGAGCTGTACATTTCAGCAAACGCCTGCTCACGAGTCACGCCATACTTGGTGGCCGAGTCAAGCTGCGACTGCGCCCACGACAACGAGTTGGTAAGCATGTTTTCTTCGCTTGTCCAATCCCGGTTGAGCTGGTTTTGCCACGCGGTGTTCGCCTGCGTGTCTTCCCGATCTTCAATTCCGATCATGGCCTTGCGAATATCGCCGTACCCTGACAACTGTTCGGCAAGAACCTGCTGGTCACGTCTGGCCCCGGCTTCCATACCGGCGATACCGGCACGTGTGCCAAGCTCGGCGTTCAGCCTGCTGGCCTCGTTCGTTGCTGCCATGTTTTCACTGGCTGTCTTGCCATAAGTGTTGGCATCTTGAAGTGCAAACGGTTGGGCACCGGAGATCATGGCCCCCTGTGCGGCACCAGTAGCCAGTGAACTGTTCATCAATCCACGTGCTCCGCCCCTTGCCAACCCTTGGGCAGCGGCTTGCTGCATTAACGGCGAGTTGGAAGCGAGCATCTGCTGCAACTGGTACTGGGACAGCTCGTTCTGTCCGACCTGTCGGTTGGTTGCGTTCGCCCGGGTGGCGTTCACGTCGTAGTTCCGGTCGGCGTACTTAGAATCTCCGATGGCTCCGATAGTGTCCATCAGCCCGCCGGTCATACCGACGTTTATGTTGTAGTTTTCCTTCCCGTTAATGCCTGTCTGGTACCCGTACTGGTCAAGATTTTCATCAGGTACGTAGTCAGGCCCGGTTGTCGGGCGGGAATCGCTTGGCGGCGGCTCAACCAGCGGGTTCTCAACGGGAGGCTGAGTAGTTACTGGGCCGTCGTCGTAGCCATTGTTTTCACCGGGTGCTGCCATAAATCACCTGTCGTCTCGGAGTTCAGCGTCGTTCAAGAAGGTAATCATCTGAACAACATGGGGAAATTCTACCGCACTTTTGTGCGCGATGCGTAGGGAGACAGCGAACCCTCTGGCGGTAAGCCTGCCCTTGGTGTACTTTTCAGTGGTAGCGTCTTCTGGTTTCATCTCTTCCGAACCGAACGGAATAGACTCGTACGGCTGCTCTGGATTATCCATAGCTTCGTAGTTCACACTTCGGGACACGCGCATGTTGGCATACCCTGCCACCTTGCCGTGAACGTGGAAGACACTGAACCGTTTGGCTTTGCCGGGAGCAGGTGCGCCCGTCTGCTCAGACTTGCCATAGTAGTGCGTGAGTTCAATGTAGGACTCGATAGCGAACCCGTCGAAGCTGCGGCCCCTGTCCAACTCGTAGACAAAGTCCGTCTCGGGTGTTACTACGGAAATCCCTGCCTGTGGTGTGTGCGGCCTCTCCTCAGTGGAGAAAAACGCGTGATCTTTGCCGGACGTACTCACTCCTGACGCGGTGGCGTAGACACGGGCGAACTGCTCACGGGCATCGTTGAACCAATACTGCTGGATTGTGTTCTGGGGTTCCTTCTCCGGGCCAACATAGGTCAGGGTCAGGACATAGCCGTCGGCGAAAAACAGGCGGTACTGGTTCTTGTTGCGCACCACCACGCTATTCACTACAGACTCGTCGGTAGTCTCCACACCCGCTGCCGACTGGAGGCGACGGAGCAGCCACGGGGACACATCGTAGGTCAGCGGAGCCGTGAAGAAATCAGAGTACTGATCCATGGTCTCCAGCGTTTCGATTCCACGGAAGCTGGCGAAGATGGGCCGGTTGCCGATGTTCTGCACTGTGTACTCGATGGCTCCAACTTTATGGTTCACAACCTGCTGCTCGACTGTCTCAAGCGCAGCTTCGCCGAAGCCTTGTACGGCCCCGATCAGGACGTTCGTAGTCGACTCAGTGAACACTGCCAACGCCTTGCCAGCGGCAGGCATCAAGCCGGTGATCTTGTCTCCGAACCCGTAGCTCGCAGCCAGCCCTGTAGAAGCACTGAAGTCCAGCGGGTCTGGGCCAGATGCGTACACCTCTCCCCAGATGTAGCCAAGGTGGAGCCTGTTCTCGTGAGGGGCGATGTGCCGGGGCTTATCGTCCTCGGCATCCACTCCTGTCGGGATAAAGTCTAGGGTCTCACCGTCGTACCAGAACGCGAACCCTGCTCCGCTCACACCGTAGATAGCGTTCTGCTCCTCGGTGGCGAAAAAGTTGTACGAGACCATCTGGTATCTGGAGTGGTTCTCATCCAGAAGTCTCGATCCCGGCAGTGTCGGCGTAGCCACACTTCCTGAGAGAGTGCAGATTTGCAGGCCTGTTCCTCCCGGCTCTGTCCACACTTCCGTACCTGAGGGTATGGAAGTTATAGACCAGTCTTTCAGGCGGAAGTAGCCAGCAGCCAAACCGGGTACAGGGATTCCCCCGCCCCACTGGCCTGACTGAATTACTGTACTCTCGACACTTATGTACCCAATGTCTGTCGTTCCCGTCGGGTCGTACAGGTACAGCTTCGCTCCCGGCAAGCGGTCAACGACAACCTGAAGGGCCACGGCATCGAGTGTGGGCTGACAGGGTGACGAGTATGTCTTCGCCACAAAATGGATACCGAAGTCCGACGCGTTAAGTGCCTGCGGCGAAGACGGTGCCCAAGGAATATTCCCTGAGGTGTAGTCCAGAAGGCTCGGGTCTACCGGGCAGCTTGCGGAGGTGCCGGAATTTGATGGGGCAGTAATTATTCTTACCTTCCACGACGCCCCGGCAGCACCGGCGTCTCGGCATGTGAACACTGCGCGAACCGACTTCACCACGTCGTTGTCCAGCAGGCCCAACTTGAAGTCGCGTGCTTTCAGGTACAGCGAGGTACCTACAAGCCCGGGAATATACCCGCCTGATATGTTGCAGCTTGAGGTTACGCCGTCTTTTAGTTTTATATCATCCAGCGGGGTTGACCAAGCGCCTTGCGTGCCTGTGCCTTGAACCACTGAGTTCGGGAATTTGGTAATCGTCACAGCAGTCGGGTTCGCCGTATCCAAGGGATCAACCAAGCCGTCTACGAATGACAGTACGCTGCCAGTTGTCGCGGCCTCCCAACCATCGTCCGTGCTTTTCCACATGGTGGCAAGGTCGGACTTGCTTGACACCGACTCGGGAGCCAGTGCGTCCTTCTGGTGCAGGAACATGACTGACTCAATAGTCATGGCTCCTGTCTGGGTTTGGTTATTAAATATCTCAGCGATGGTCGGGCCGGTATCGGGGCCGTTTATGAACGCAGCCACTCCCAACGCGTTGCCGCTGTCGAAGCTGCCGTCACGTCTGTCTATCTCACCAACGGTGCCTGCCCATGCAGACGTGTCGCCAAGGACAGAGTCCCCGAACTCGAACAGTCCCGAGCCTGTGTTGAACCTGAGTGTCAGCGCGATGTGGAAAACCTCACTCGCCTCGACTGTGAATCCGTCCTGATTGATGGCCGTAATGTTCACGTACCGATCATCATTGGCCTCGGTCGAAACCAAGCCAACCTGACCAGCGTCGTTATACACGTACATGCCGGGTATAAGCGTGCCTTCGTCGCCCTCAGCTACCCTGATCTGCAGCATGTCGCGTATGGCATGAAGCTGATCTTCGTGGTAGTGCAGACCAACAATAGTGCCGCCGCCCGGGACAGGCTTAACCACACCACGTAGAATTTCCGTGTATGTGCTCAGCGTACCGAGGAAATCCTCGTGCCTGCTGTGTACGTCTGACAACTTGTAGACAGTGACGCTGGACTCTTCTAGCACAAATGACCACGTCCCTGCCTCGTCGGCGATCACGCTTCCCCAGCGGGGGCGGACACGGCCTTGGCGGAACACGATTGACAGTGAGGTAACGCCACCTGACTCAACGTAGTCCACCATCGTACCAGATGATCCGTCCTCATCCTCAAACGTCCAGACAAGATCAGTCGGCTGATCTTGTGGCGTTCCCGTCACGTCGGCAGTAGGCAGGATCACTACCCAGTAGTCGGTAGCGGAGGGGGAGATGTGCCCATCAAAGCGTTCCCAGCCATCGATGCGGGCGTACCCACGTTCCCAGCCAACCTCGTAGTTCAGGCAGGCTCGGATTCGACCGGGCAGGACGGCGGGTCTGGCGCGTACTAAATCGAGACCACCGTCGAGGAGGACATTATCCACGTCAACTCCGGGTTCCGGGCATCGTGTATTCCTTGAGCTGGTCACGCCTGAGTTTATTCATCCAGTCTCGGGCCAGCTTGGCGGCTCGTTGAACCTGCTTGTCAGCTTCATCGAACATAGCGTAGTACACCATCGCCTTGTAGATAATGAGCATGTGGTACTTCAGTGGAAGCCCACGTGGAGTGTCCTCATCTGTGAGGAACTCGTGAGGCAGGAGTTTGTACTCAAACTGAATGTGGTAATCGTCGTCGGGTGGCGACGCGTCGAAAACTATGCAGCCGGTTCTGTCTATCGAGTACCGTGAGGGCTGACCAAACGCGGTCTTGTTCATCCTGTCTCGGTCGCCGAAAAACCTCTCTGGGTGGACGTAGTAACAAATCTGGGGGTTGGGCTGCTGCGTGCTTCCGTCAACCATCCAGATGTAGCGGTAGTCTTGAGGGGCAACGAACGGAACTATGTAGTCGTAGTACGCCTCATCTGGGTCACACTCTTCTGGGTCACACCCGGTGCAATCTGGGTTGGCCAGCTCTGCGATAGCGTAGGAAGTCTGGCCTCTAACCAGTGGCATGGAGGCACGGCGTACCATGAAATTCCACTGGTCTTGGTCTTCCTGAATCTCAATCCACGCCTGCCGCACCCAATTTATCAACCGTGTTCGGTGCTCCGTTGTCTCCCCGTAGGCAGTCGCGGGAGGCACCTCGACGGTCGTGACTTTGCTCTCAAGCTCCGTGCCTGTCTCAGAGGCCAGACGTTTTACAAGCTCAAGATAGTTCATGGTTTAGCCCGCTGCTTGTGCTAGGCCAAGAACTCCACCATCTGCTGTGCCCAGCTCGATGCGGGAATCCCGTACACCAATGCGTTCCATTACGGCCAGCTTGATCTGCTCTGGCCCCCAGTCTGTCTTAATGCGTACCGCAGTGAGGTGGCACATCTCGCGGAACTGCGCTTCAGAGTACCCTTTAAACTCGTCGGTAAGCTCGCAGAGCTGTGCCAACATGTCGAGCATATCCTTCGGTTTGTCTGCTGTCTTGGGATCGTCGCCCAGATCAGAGAACATGACCCGCATTGAGGGAACCCATGAGGTCTCGAAGTAAATCCGGCCTTCATCATCAGTCTTGCGCTTCCGAACCATGCGCTTGCCTGCGGTGAGCTGGAGAATATTCCAGATCGGGAAGGGAATGGCACACTCTACGCCCATCGGGACGTAGCAGTGGAGTCTTCCCCACGCCATAAATTGTGGTCTGGTGGATTCATGATCCATCGACCGGTGCAAGATTACCATGCGACGACGGCCTTGCCAGCCTGCCTGCGCCCGGAGATTCAAGCGTGCGAGGCCCATCGCTTTCAGGCGCTTGGCCTCGGCAATGTCCTCGGGTGTTTCAGTAATAACCTCGCCGTAATGACCGCTGTCTTCCGACATGGCGTCAATGAGCATCTTACGAAGGGTTGCACCGTTGTGACTCTTGGAAAACTTCAAGCCGATTCGCTCGCAGTATCCCCGTAGTGCGGTCAAGTCTGCGCCATCAAATCCGGTCTGGGCGGCTTCTGTAACACTATCCATTTTATAACTCCTGTGTGGTCTCAAAACACCCGACAGCGATGTGCTGTCGGGCTTAACGCTTTACTCAGCTACGCTTTACTCAGCTACGCTTAAACGTAGAGCTGAGACAGATCATCGGTAGCACCGACCTCGATACGAACAACCCACTCGTCGTTCAGGATCAGTTTCAAGTCCCACCAACGACAGGCAACGTATGAACGCTGGTCAGTCGGGTCAGACTTGGAAGCACCGGAAAGGACGTTGATTTTCACACCGCCGTAGCCTTTCTTGCCTGCGCCCTTCAGATCGACAGTACCCAGCGCGTGCTTACCGCACACCAAGATTGGGTAAACGTCAACAGTGGTACCACCAGTAGACTTCAGGTTGGTAGTACCGACCGCTGCGCCTGCGTTCTCATAAGGAGTAAGCTGCGGAGTGGTCAGGATGCGAGCGTTTTCGATTGCGCCGAACTCGTACTCGGACACGATCTTCTTGGCACCGTATTCTGCAGTGGTCTTGAAACCGGGCAGCATACGAATGTCAGGGTGAAGATCAGTGTGCGTGAACGCGTAGAACGCGGCTTCGATTGGGTATGTGCCTTCGTTCAGCCCGCCGTGGTCAACCGTAGTAAAACGGGTAGCCTTGGCAGCCATGAGAGAACGCACGGCTTCTTGGAACTCACCGAGAGATACTGGTGTAGCAACGAAATCGCGGTCAGCAACACCGCCACCAAAGATCACGTTGGTTCCCTGCGTGAAGGCAGCCCAGCCGACCGCTTCCTTGATGTTGGCAACGAGATCAGCCAGTACATCAGAAGAGTCACGGATGGCGTTATCTTCACCAAGCTCGCGCATACGGCTGGTTATCTCGAAAATCTCAGCGAACTCGCCAAGCGTTCCGAAAACATCTTCATACGCCAGACCACGAGACGCGGGGTTTACACCCTCTGTAACCTGATCGGTGTGGGCATCCACGTTGACAGCGCGACGGAACGCAATGGTTTCCGCTTTGTTGGCAGGGATGAATTTCTTGTCGCACGCCAAGTCCAAGACCAGTTGTGGTCTTGCGCGTTCGAGAAGGTCGAGTTCGGCATATACATTGGTTCTGTTACCCGGGCCTGTTGCGGCACCACCGTAATCACCAACACCGTCATACTGTCTGGTTTGTGTACCCATGACTTAAATTACCTCAGCAAAATAGTTATCGTCTGTCGCGCTGCGCACGTAAGCGTCGTTCGACTTCTACATCCCAGATTTCTTCATCTGACATGAATTGCTCGGGATTCCCCTGTGGTCGGCCTATGCCTCCACCTTGTGGTTCTAGTCCCGGCACCGAACGGATTTGCTCGCGTCGCTGGCGCACCGTTTTTGTTGGCGACTGGTCGACTGGTTTCTGCTCAGAACCTGCTGGGTTTTCCAACTGGCGCTGTGCCCATACATCCTGCTTGTACCGATCAAGGACGTAGATACATTCAGACGCATCTTTTGAGTCTGCCATTCTGGCCACTGAGGCGGGTTGCGCCCGTAGCCACTGGCCGAATCCTTCAGATGGTCGAACCTGCATCCAGTCTGGGTGAGCTGCGGCTAATGTGTTTAAGCTCTGCTCACGCTGTTGACCGAAAGAAGCCTGCTGTATATCTTGCAGACCTTGCGACACGACTCCGAGTTGCTGTTGCAAGTCTTGGGCGTGTGTTGCCTGTCGTCCAAACAGAGCGCCAATTGCTTTTGCTTCTTCAGGGAAAGCTTCCTTGAACTCAGCAAACTCCGGTACGTCGCCCAAGTCCAGTGTTGGAGTTGGAGAAGCAGCGGGCAGTTGTTGCCCCGGTTGTTGGCCACTTGTTGCTGAGGAGTTCGGTGCTTGGGCAGGAGGACGCTGGCCAGCGTGCTCTACCTGTGAGCGAAGTCTCTCGTTGGCTTGCTGCATCGGGGCCAATCTTCCGTGCAGGGCCGTGTACTGTGATCTCACGTCAGTGAGATCGGTGTTCATTAAGTCAAATGCCGCCTTGGCATCATCGTCAAGGTCAGCATACCACGCCGGTTTCTCTTCCTCAACGACCTGTTGTTTATCAGGGGTTACGTTCTCTACAGGTTTGGAACCTGCCTCTTCCTCTTCACCCGGCAGGGGGTCGGCTGCGGGTGCGGCGGGCATGGGGGTTTGTACGCCGCCACCATCGGTAGGGTCAGGGTCAGGGTCAGGTTCAGTTCCGTTCCTGCGGTTTACTTCCTGCTCGAAAAGCTGCTCATCAGTGAGCTGGGTGTCAGGCTGTTCTTCAGTCTCAATCTTCTTCAAAGGTTGATTCATCGTCGGGGTCTCCGGTCAGGTCTAAGATTATAAATCTCAAGGCTTTAATATACCCACGCAAGA